ATCAGTCTGCAATCCTAAGTCCGGGGCCGGGTAGCAGTGGGCATAGCCCTTAGACCATTTCCCTTGACACCTGGCACCACCAAAGGTCCCAAGTTGTCGATGTTGCTGGTAGATCAATAATCTAATTATCCTCAAAGAAAGTAGGATCTACAGCGACAAACCTTTTAGCTGGTCTTCCCTTACCGCCCACTTTGATCTCAACCTCTTGTATCTCACCTGCATTCTTAAGCCTCTCAATAATCTCTTTCACTTCATAAGACTTCATGCTACGGAATAGTTCGTGTCTGTCTACCTCACGTTTAGAGATACCTTCTCCATTCCTAGATCTAATAAATGATAATACTTGTTTGATCTTAGACTCGGTTGCACTACTTGCCACCTTGTCTCTACAGGCTTCAATAAACAATAAATCGTAGTATCTTATAAAATCTACAGCCCAACGTGTTACATCCCCTGTAATCGTCTTAGCGTCTGCATTGGTTGCAAGAGTGCATAACAACGATAAACGCATAGCCTTCTCTTTAGAACGGCTTAGAAGAGGCTCTAGGTTGTCTTTTTCTAATATATCCTGTCTTTTAACTATCTCTCTTGCAAAGTCTTGTAGTATCTCTTCTGATTCCTTATCAAAGTTAAGAACAATTTGATCAAGATCCATCTCTGCATTATTACGTGATAGATCACTCATAGATCCTCTTTGTCTTCTAACGTAATTAACCCAGTTAATAATAGAGGTAGGTGGCGTGTTAAATCTTTTGAGTTGTCCTACTCTCCTAGGCTCTTTAGATTCAACGACTACGAAACGGTTTAGGAACCCGTCTGCAATCCTGCCACCATTTAACGCGCTATAAAAATTCTTAGGAACAGAGAGGCCAACTAATGTTATGGCTGGCTTATGAGTCACTCTGTTCATCATCTGTTCTTTATAGTTTTCTTGTACATTCATGAGTGAATAGTTGTCAGGTCTTAGAGTACCATGACACCGACCCCATGCTTCCATGAGAGTCTGTATTCCATCTTCTTTGTTAGTGTTACCAGAGGCACCAATTGCTTCTAGCCTCTTACCAAATTCATCCATGATAGTTATCTGAGTAGGTCTCATTTTTAATACAGAATGGACAGCACCACTTGATGTATAACCATCTCCTACAATAAGCTTTTCATGGTCTGAGGCATTCAATACGCTTTCCACAAATGTCTTAATGTTTTCTTTACCTTGACCCGACTTAGCAATACCCATGAAATACATAGAAGAAAAGTTATTCATATTAGTTCTATAAATTCTGCCACAAACAACACTAGTAAGAGCAAGTGCTCCAACAAGCGAAAGTTCTGGTTGAGGTACTTGTGCAATCTCTTCACAAAACTTAAACATGTCTTTAAGTAAGCCTGGTGGATTAAATAAATCTTTTGGTTTTTGTATAGTTGCTGATGCTTGTATAAACAATGGTGCTATCTTATTTTTTCTATCATGTGTGTTTTTAACACTCTCTACAACACAATCTATTTCGTCCTGTGGCAAGGGTGGATTGTTATTTTTGTTCCAGTTTTGTAGAAAGATTTTTACAAATTCTGTGTTGACGGTTTTAGATATAAGGTACCCTGCTATTCTAGCAGCCCCATCATTTCTAGATCCTTCCAATACTCCTTCCAATGAAAATGGAGCTGTTTGCACTCCTGTTTCTGTTTTTGGTACGCCTGTTATTTTCTGAAACTCAACTTCTGTAAAGTCTGGTAAATCGTTATGATCAAATATTTTCCAATCTGGAAAGGTCACTGGTTTATATACTTGGCCGTTAGCATGTCTATTCCAAGGTGCTATTATCAAACCACCCGTGCCTCTAATATCTATTAATCTTTCAATTGGAGTTTCAGTAGTTCGTCTTGTTGCAAAGGTAGTATAGTTCTGTGGATTGTTATAATAGTAATGCATACCTTTACCAGTAATAACTTTAAAAGGACATGCAGGCATATTCTTTTCTACCCAGCCCATAGCCTCAGGAGAGTCTGCATCAACCACAACAAACTTACCACAGATTAAAGCTACCTGTAGGTTGTCTCTGTCCTTAAACCACGATTCTACAAGGTTCCTAGAGGGTCTAGCAACTTTATATTGTTCCCAGCTACCCAAGAACGGAGGTGGTTTTTTGTTAGATCTTTGTAAAGGAACTACATTATAGCCATCATCATAGTAGGCAAGTGCTTGCTCTAAGGATGTGTCGTCCTCAGTTATATTTAACTGAAACACACTAAACTTCTATATCTATAATTTCGTCTATCGAACCATAAATAGATTCAAAGTCTAGTCTTCCCTCTGTTGCTCGTATGATTTGTTTTGCTTGCGCAATAGACGGTTGTCTATAACCATACCTCCAAGACTTACAAGATGCTTCAGAGCAATTAAATTTCTCTGCTGCGTCTTTGTGTCCTAGAAAAGTTATGTAATCTTGCAGATTATATTTAATAACTTGCCTATCTGTGTACTTAGGTTTTACACCCATAATTTCAAGCTCCTTGAGTTTTTTGACTGCAATAGTTTTTATTCTAAAATAATAATTTGCTTGCCAAATAGTTTCTTCTTTATTAATCATTTTACTTCTCCGATATAATGTATTTTACACATTGTAGTTAAGTAGTGTATAATTTACAAGTTAAATATAACACTACAAAGAGGAGTAGACATGGAAATACAAAATAGAATAGTATCTCCGCAACAGTTAGTCCAGAATCAAGGTGCTAAAATCTTGGTATATGGAATGGCTGGTTCGGGTAAAACAACTTTAGCTGTAACGGCACCAGGCAAGGTACTTGTAATAAGTGCTGAAGCTGGTTTGTTATCTATCAAAGATGCAAAAAACGTGCAGGCTATAGAAGTAAAGGAGGCGTCTGAAGTTATGGAACTACACGATGCTTTAAAGTCTGGAAAATTACAATATGACACAGTGTGCTTAGATTCAGTTTCTGAAATAAGCGAGATCTTGTTGACATGGGAGAAATCTCGTACAAAAGATCCACGTATGGCCTATGGTAATGTTCAGGAATCTGTAACAAATTTAATGCGTGCATTTAGAGATCTAAATATGCATGTGTTGTTTCTTTGTAAAGAAGATACAGTAAATGATGACGGCATACTAAGACACGCACCAAAAATGGTCGGGACTAAGTTAGGCGAATCAATTACATACTTCTTTGATGAAGTTCTTGCTCTACGTATTATCGAAGATCAAGATGAGGACGGTAAAAACGTTCAAACTAGATGGCTACAAACTACTTTCGGTCAAGGCTATAAAGCTAAAGACAGAAGTGGCAAACTTGAAAACTTTGAAAAGCCAAATATAACTGCTCTAATTGAGAAATTAGGGTTTACATTAACAAACGACAATAAAGGAGAAGCAAATGTCTGATTTTAGTGATGTAGAATTTTTTGAAAATATAGAGGAAGTGTCTGTTGGCGCACCTCTAGCACCAGATGGAGAACATAATGCCAAGGTTATTGCTACTGACAAATACAAGTCAAAAGCAGGTAACTGGACGCTGAAGGTAACATTCCAACTAGATGGCGGTAAGTATCGTGATCATAATGAGTGGTATAACCTGTGGTCTACTAACGAAGATAACAAAAGAATAAGCACGGAGATATTTACTAGGCTTACTTTGGCTGCTGGATATAAAAAATACCCAGAAGATCACAGCGACTTTGTTGGTAAGAAACTAAAGCTTAAGACTGAACAAATAAGTGATCAGTTTGAAGGTGATAATGGCGTAGTAAATACTATGAAGACTAAGATCCGATTGTATTTGCCGCTAGATGATGATGGTATGTCTATACCTAAAGAGGCGATTCCTCCTTTCTAAGGGGGATATGAAACTAAGGGGCGTTGAGCCCCTTTTTTTTATTTCTTAAACGTTGAATACGCTGATAATAAGAACAATGCAATTATGGTGTAAAGAACTATTTCATTCATTAAACTTCTCCTTGTGGTAGCTGTATGACTCCCAATCCTCCTTCGACATTATCTGTTGAATCTCATCCGCTTCTCTAAATTTAGATTTCTTGAAAGTCCTTCTAATGCTATAAATATTATATTTTCTTTTAAGCTTTCTAATGGCCTCTTGGTGATCAATCTCTTTACTCATGTCTTGTCCTTATATTCTTCTCGTAGTTCTGGGAACTCAGATAGGTAACGGGTTAGTATATGTTTGTTCTCTCCACCTTCTAACAACCTAGTCAACATGTCTCTAAGAGCCATCAGGTTATCCTTATCAATGTCTCGTTTTATCTCAGCTATGATTTCCTCTATCAGTTCATTCATTTCTTTTCTCCAAGTATTCTATCTATACAATCATCAAGAATGGGTTGTACAGATGCATAGGCTTTTTGATATTTATCTTTATCAACTAAAGGAGCAAGACCATTATGTATTCTTGCCTTCTCAAAAATCCTACTTAATTTCCCACATAAAGCCCTTTCCAACTGATCTCTTAAAACAACTTTCATATCCATATCAATATGAGTCAATACCTCATCTGCTAATTCTACTAATTTTGCCTTGTTCATTTCCTCTTCCTCATTAATTTTTCTTCAGTCCTTCGTAGTGACCATTCTAAGAATCTGCTAATTAAGTTGCTTATGTATTTCATTCAATCCTCTAAATCTAAAGTGACAATACTGTCTGAGTTATATATGGTTGTTTCGCCATCATCTAGGTACTTGTTATAAGAAGCTAAGAATACTTCCATACGTTTCCAAGCATTATCCATCTGTTCATCTGTAATAACAAATACTTTACTGGCATAAGGTGGTAGTTTCTCTTGAGCAACAAAAGAAAACTCCTTAACCTTGTATCCAGCCTTCTGCATACCTCTACGATACCATGCCGCTTGCATGTCATAGCCCCAATGCTTAACTGAATCAGCAAACTCTTTAGGGTCGCAAGACTTGGTTGTCTTATAGTCAACAACATATATCTCACCAGGAACACTAGCAGTCTTAAAAGGAGGACAGATTAAATCTGGTCTACACTTACAAAGAATCTTATCCTCATACCAGAAGAAACTAGCCTCTGGCAACTTACCGTCTGCTTGTAAATACTGGTTGCAGTCATCAATGATATTGGCCTTCATGCCTTTGATATGGTTTAGCTCTACCTCTTTAATCACGCAGTCATAACGCTCTAACATGTCTGCTTTGTTCTCTTTATATATTTTGGTATAAGGAGAACCCATCAATACAGCTACCTCTTGGTTAAATACTTCCTCTCCCTCCACTAACATATAGTGAGCAGCAGTACCAAAGTTCATAGCATCAGTAGTCTTTTGCACCTCATTAACTGCATGTAATTGCGAATGACCAAACTTACGCAAGGTGCTACTGCTTACGCCTACCTCAGAATGGTATATCTCGTTAGGTATGTCTGCATATATAAGGGCTTCGCCTCTTACTTCTGATTTATAATTCTCTAGTTCTTCTATTTTTTCCATTGTTTATTTTCCTTTTTTTCTTCAGTTACGTTCTTTAGTTCTTCTATTGGTCTTTCTTTCTTTTTAAAGATGCGGTCAAACGACTCGTTAAAAGCGTCCTTATCTTTAGTCCTGTCTCTACTGCCTTTACTCATAAAAATGCTTAAACTCCTCTATATCCCATCTATGTTTATAATCTGGCTTGGAAGTTTCCTTCGTCCAAACCTCGTCGTATTGTATTTCTATATCCTCATACACAAATTGATGTGTCAAAGGTATAGGCCAGTATCCTAATTTAGCCTGTAAGTCCTGTAAGTTTCCTGAATAATTCTTATCTGGATTATAGGTAGGAAGATATCCTTCTGTGTTAGCTTTCATTTTACTAAACATTCCCTTGGTATCAAAGTTATCTCTAATAGCAATTAACTCGAAAGGTGTCTGGTCATAAGGCACAAACTTCACGCCGTGTTTATCGTCTTTAGACTCAAATGCGTAGAATCTTATCTTATTACTCATTGTCTCTTATAGTGTCACTAACATGCTTGTAGGCACTCTCAAACATACTGGGGTTATGAGTCCTCACAAATTCTACAAAGGCTTGTAGTCTCTTAATAGCCAGTAGATCATTGCCGAACTCGTAAGAGTGCTTTGGCTCTGGCTTTGTCTTAACAAGGGTATTGATATACTCTTTATTTATAGCTCCTATCATTGCCATTGCAGTATCTACCATGTCATTGTTATCTGCTTTCATTATACTTCTCCAAAAGTTATTATTAAATAATATAGTAAATTGTTTGACATGTAAACATATTTGCTTATACTTAATGTATATTTATTTTATGGAGACGAATATGACAAAGAAAGAGAAACAAGGCATAGAGAAGAATAACGAATTAGCATTTAACCTAGCGGTTGAGATGTTATCTGAGTATGGTAAGAATTGTAATAAAGACGAAGAACAAATGGACCCTTTATTAGGTTCTTACTTATTAGTAAACAATTTAGCAATTGGCCTTATATTTCAAGCCGAGGGATACGAGTCAGAACTTGCTGATATATTAAAGGACGCAATAAATGACGCACAATTTGCAGTCAACAAAACAAAGGAAGCATCATGAGTAAATTAAAAGACTTATTAATAGATGCGGAATGTGCCGCAGAAGAAGTATTGCAAGAAGGTTGCGAGGACTTTCAACAGTTCTGCGACGGCATGAAGAAGCTAAGAGAAGTGTCAGATAACTGGATACTAGAACATGGCCCTCACTTGGAGCAGTCGTGGAGAGAGCATACTGACTCACAATACTATAAGCATAGAGATTAATCGCGAACAGGCAGTCACTCGGCTTGTATAAACAATAGAAGTGCTGATATGTATCTGGAACAGTGGGCGCCAGACTAAGTAACGCAGTCCTTGCAAGGCAAAGCATATCCCTTTATTTTTTGCTATACTAATTGAATGTCACATTTAAAGATCATTGACTTCGCATCTAAGCGTCCCGCTCCTACACATCTAGAAGCTAAAGAACGACTAGACAATTTATTCCTAGACTTCGCAACAAGAGGGGCTTCCCCTAAAGAAACGGCGAGCTTAATTTTTACATACGGAGTATGTGAGTTATTAAGTTATTCTGATTCTCCAGAGGAAGGCTTAGATATTATTGATGAAGTTCTAGAGAGTTGCTTTGGTATTAAAAAAAGCGTCAATTCTATCTTTCAAGAGGGTTTTGTCACAGACGACGATACAGAATGACAAAACTATTGGCTTGAAACACTTACTGCGTATGCTTCTGGCGTTTTGGCAGTTTTGTCAAGGAATGGGTCTAAGTGGTAAAAGGGTCGGAACAATTCAACACGGAATGAGTAATATGAAAGGGGGAGTATAAGAATGTATGACAAAACTATATATATACTCTTATTTATATATATTATTACTCTCTACAGCCCTATATTACAGGCTTCTTACTTTTGTCAAGGTTCTCTGACAAAAGTGTGACAAAACTATTTTATATATGACAAAACTAAAAAAAGAATTAAGAAACAAATTACCGCAATATCTTATAGATTTGCTTGAACGAG